CCGCCCAGTAGTTCGTTCCTGGTGTGTTCCAGGAATTGCCAAAGAAGTAGCGCATGGAAGCCTCATACCCGTTGTAGAGATTGGCTAGGAAGATGCGCGGATAATCAGCACTCAAGTAGCCGGGTATTGTTCCTCCCAGGTTGATCGTGCTAGTGCCAGGGGTAGTGGTCCTGATGACGCCGATAAAACGCCGCTCCGGGTTTCCGTTCTTGCACAGCACGCCGTCCTTCTCTGTCCTTGTTGGCAGCGTGTTTGGCGCAGGCCATGGCGCATAGTCAAGGTTGATCACGGGAGCGTTTGCCGTGCCGGAGTTGTAGATGTACACGTCGTAGTTGGTGTTGCCGGAGGTGAGCGCACTGAGGCTGAAAGCCTTGATGCCACTGAACCGAATAACCTGCCACCTCTTCAGGCTGTTGTTGTACAGGGCTACTTCGTTCCCGGCGTAGGGATGCACGTAGATGGTCTTGCTGTCAGCCTGATTAGTGTCAGGCCAGGGCCTGCTGGCCGAAAGGCTGAGGCGAAGGTTCACCACGCTCTTCACCGCATCTCCCAGGGCCTCGATGAGCGTCGACGGCGTCACCGCCAGGGTGTCGGAAACAAAGTCCTTCACCTCTGCCGCCGTGGCGATCTCGATGATCCCGCGCTGAGCGGTTGAAGCGAGCGGAAGTGTCCCGGGCTCCCAGACGGGGGATCCCGTCACCACCCCGTTGATCGTGACGTTGTTCAGGTTGGACTGGCCCGCCGAATTGAACTCCTTCGTGACGGTCAGGGTGTCGAACTCGGTCGGGAAGTACCCCTCGAAGTCCGGGTCGCCAGACAAGGCGCCAAGGCCCGCAGTCTCTGTGTTGACGCTGCGGTTCGTTGCCAGGTCCCGGATGGTGTCGCCCTGCACAAGCAGGCCGTCTTCGTTGAAGCCGGTGTTGTACACCCGGCCGCCCATGTGGCTGACGCCAAAGAAGTCGATCTTGTGCTGATCCGTCAGCGCAGTCGACTGGTACTTGGGCATGGCCTTGGTGTAGTTGGACTGGCCCACCCACTCATACGCATGGCCAAAGGCCCGGATGAGACTCGGACGATTGAACTCCAGCGGCCAAGCCTCCTTGTCTGTCAGCTTGCCGTTGGGTGAGGGGCTGGTGTCATCGCTCGGATCCCAATACCGCAGGTCATTGTTTGGCTGCGGCTGCATGATCTTGCCCTTGAGATCGTCGCTGCCTATCCCAAGATCATCTTGGCTATAGCCAAGTGCCAGCATCATGTGCGAGATCGCCAGGAAGTCCGCTGTTGACCTGAGCTGCAGCAGGAACTCCTCATCAGCATCGAGGTCAATGCCGAGGGTGTGACTGTCAGGGTCGTTGCTCAGGTCCTTGTCGATCACCAGCGATGGCGCGATGCCGGCGCGACCAGTCTCGACACCACGGACACTGGGCAGCATCGAGAAGCTGTTTTCCCAGTACTGGCCCTCATACTGATCGCTGTAGCCGTTCAGCTTGGAGCGCTGAACCCTGCCATCGTGAAACACAGCAGAGCCCACGCGGTAGAAGGTCCCGGGTGCGTAGCTCGACGCTTGATCTCCAGCACGGATGAGCAGTTTGTAGTAGCCCGTGTCAGCAGCAGCGCTGGGGACTGACGTGATTGCCGACTCTGTGACAATGAACACCTCATCTGCACCGTTGCTGGGATCGAGCTGCCCCTCGACTGAGGTTCTGGCCCCGATCCGCAGCACGTAATTGCCCACCGGGCGCCTGGTGCTGGTGATGTTGCTGTTGCTGACAACCAGGCTGTACTCCCGCTCCTCAGGAGTGCGGTTGTCCACAAGCCGGCGGATGAACACACGGTTGCCAACGATCTCCTCTGCCGAGATCGTGCCGACGTTGTTGTTGTTGTCTACCCGCAGGCTAATGCTGGTGGGCTCAAACTCGACCCACGGGGTCTCAGCCATCTGCGCCCTGGCATTGATGGCCGAGCTGTTGGGCACATCGCCGGGAATCGCGCCGGGGCCGGTCTCTCGACTCCTGTTCTCGACCCAGATGTAATTGCCGTCCCGGAGGCTGTAGCCGCTCCGGGCCAGGGCTGCCACGTCCACCGGGGTCTCAAGTGTCAGCTTCCCGGTCGTGGGATCGTAGGAGCTGACCTTGCCAAGGTTGAGCTGACGGATGTTCGTGCCGTCCTGCTTGACACGGAGCGGACGCTTGATTGCTCGCCCCAGGAACCCCCTGTCCTGATCAAAGGCGCCCCCTGGCGTACCGATGCCCTTGAACCCGTTAGACAACAAGGCTGTCATGCCAAAGTTGCTGTTCGAGTTCGTGATGGTGCATTCGCCCCCGCTGGCTGTCCAGTGATGCACTGAATCGCCAATAACGAAGCATGACACCTCTTGAATGATGGCGTCCCTAATGCACTTGAAGCCGAAGTTGCGGTAATCGACCTCATAGCAGCCTGTGGCTAGGTCCAGCTCACCGCCAACACGGGCACGAATGTTGTTGATGTCCGCAGAAATGTATTCCTGGTAGGTCGCGGGAACCCGCCATTCACCACCGCCCCAGACTTCCCACGCCTGCATGTCCTTCTGCAGCGAGACGTTGGTGAACTGGGCTGTCACCATCGACTTGAAGCCAGTGACCTGCTGGCCGTCCAGGTACATGCCGCACAGGCCGTAATCCGATCGGAGCGAGCAGTTGAAGACGTAACAGGATGCGCCGACCGTGGAGTCCGTCTTGGCGTCGGGGACGCCATCGGGATACGGCGCCACGATTTCGGTTTCACCGGGGCGGATCTCGCCAGCCTCGCCAGAAAATGCCACCGCCACCTTGTTGTAATAGGCGCGGAGATCCGTTTCACTGCAGAACTCGAAGCAGTGCAGGAGGTGGTGACTGCTGTTCGCCTTCGGCGTGTCCTTGAACGTGAAGTTGAAGAAGAAGCCGCCGCCAGTGCTGCGGAAGATCGCCCCCCGACCTGTAGAGGGGTCCCCGTCAGCAGCGGGAACGTAGGCCGGTCGGATCACGGTTTTCCGCAGATCCTCGCCAATGATCGAAACGCCCCTGGGCAGGATGATCCCGGACGAACCGGAAGCATTGAAGCCCCGCAGGTCAGCCTGGGTGGGCTGGTAGATGTCTGCCCAGGGCTTCACGTTGATGGAGGCCGATGGGGAGTTGTCCACGACGTGTTCGCCGGCCGCAACGTGGATCACCACGCGGTCGTATTCGTCGTTGTCCGGCCCAGCCTCGACGGAGATCCGGGCCGCCTCGATCAAGGCTCGCTGGATGGTCTTGAACGGCGCGTGAGGGGAGTAGCCGCACGCCAGTTGCTGAGACAGCAGAGGCGGTTCAGTCAGGCCGTTCTCAATTCCTGCTTCATAGTCATCGCGGCCAATGGTGGGATCGACGTATAGGGTGTATCGACTGGTCAGGAGTGCCTGTGTGGCATCTGTGGCGCTGAAGTCACCATTGCCGAAAACCTGGCGGAGACTTGTGGCCACAGCTGCGATCTGATCCCTGAATCCCGCTTGTGTGGTGTCGCGGTGATCCAAGGCGCCAACCGCACCGGCTTTTATCAGCTGGGCCACACTTAGCTACTCGATCGGTCCCCTCATCTTAGAAGGGCCATTCGGTTTCTTCCTATCGGCCCATCCGCAGGCTAACTTCCCCGGTGGTGACAAAGCTGGCTGAGCCAGCAATCATCTGCGTAGGTCTGACGTTCACCGCAGTCTGGGTGATCAATACCTCGGCGCTGTAGTAGAGATCGCCAGGCAGAAGGCCATCACAGCTGCCACCGTTGCCACGGTCTGTTGCCATCCAGAACTCCACTTCTGCCTTGCAGCCTTTCTCCGTCAACATCAGCAGTTGAAGCAGGGCCGTGCTGTCCGAGCTCCCCTCCTGATACCGCCTCTCAACGAAAAAGTTGAGGGTGCCGCCACCTGTGACCACGCTCTTGATGGCTTGGCCCCATCGTTCGCCAACAGATGTCACGTCCACGCTCGGGGCGCTCAGCTCAAGCTGCCAGTCCTGTAGATCGCAAAGCACCAGCCAGGGCTTGCCCGCCACCCAGCCACGAGGCAACACGTCGGCGTTGTCGTACTCATCGGCCCCCGCCATGGGGTCCAGGTACGCGGGCGGGTGGTTGCAAATGCTGTCCAGGGTCGCCTCTTCCCTGGCATCGCTGTAGCGGTAGTCGCCGAGATCACCCGCACACCGGAGGATCTCGTTGTTGTACTCCTCGGTGCCTTGTGGGGCCAAGACCATGGACCCCCAGTCGACCCGCGACAGCGGCACCCTATGGGCCGGGTCGCCGTTCATGGCCTCCGCCTCTGTGGCGTAGAAGCTCACGCGGTCCAGCTGGTCCCTGTAGATGTAGTAGCTGGCGGCCGTCGTCGGCTCGGCGTTGTCGTAGAAGAAGGATGCGTCATCCGCATAGAACGGGTCGTCATCGGAAGTGACGTGAGCCCGGTTCTGGCCCAGCAGCCAATCAGACCCCCAGTAGAAAGCTTGACCGTCGGGGCAGCGACCCGATGGAAGCCCCCTGCTCGAGGCCAGGTAAACCCAGTCCCCGCTCCAAAAGTCCTGGTTTGTCAGGGCAATGCTGTTGCTCTCCAGGTGCAGGACGGATGGGCTCAACGCGACAGGCGCGGGTGGCTCTCGCCTCATGCGCAGGATGCCGTTGCTGCCAAGGATTGCCATTAGAAGCGGCCAGTGATTTGGCCCGTAACCTGGAAATTGACGCTGACGGCAACAGCCTGACCTGCGGCGACCGATGGAGATACAGCGGTCAGGAACGCCTGGCAGGTCATCGCCTGGCCGCCGGCCATGTTGAGCACGAAGTCCACTTCGGCTGACTCGCTGCGGTCATCAAAGATCGAGTTCAGCAGGTCGGACGTGGTGGTATCGGAGGGGTCGTAGAGGCAGGTTGCGCTACCCGTGGCACCGCGCAGACCGGGCACATAGCTCCGGTCATGAGTGCCCAGGCAGGTTGTTTCTTGCGCTTCGCGCCCGACAGACAGCGACCAGTCGCGGACCTTGCTTACACGCCTGCCCCGATACTGCAAGGCGCCAGAGTTGCCCGTAAGCACTGCCATGTCAGTCCAGCGTTGCGATCAGGCTGACACTCACTTTAGAGCGGCCCGGCGTGAGCGACTCGATGGTGGGCTCTTCGCGCCATCGCCAATTCAGGCCAGTCGGTAGGCGACCAGACAACCCTGCATCCATGCCCTCCCAGATGCGCTCAGGTAGCTCCAGGATCTCAAAGCCGCCACGGCTGTCGTGGTATGACGCGAGCAACTGTCCGGCCTCACTGTCGCTGCAATTGAAACTCAGCAGCAGCGTCGCATCGAACGCTTTGCTGCCGAACAAGCGCATGGTGTTGGCGCCATTTACGGCAGTGAACCGCTTAATCGGGTACTGCCCAGGAGTCAGTTGACGGGTCGATGGGCAGACGGCAGGGAACTTGACGGTCATGACAGGCTGAGGGGTGCAGCAGGCTGTTGGACCACTGTTATGGTCCGGGTTGACGTAATCGTCGTGCCGTCGAGGGTCACGGAAACCGTGAGCTTTGTGACCCCTGGCGAGTCAAACCGAACAGTGGCAGTAGAGGCCCCCAGGGTGCTCACAGTCCCGTTGACCGCTGTCCACTCGTAAGCGTACTGACCAGAAGGCCCACTGATCAGAGCGGAATACTCGGTGTCTGCCTTTACCCAGACGCTTGAAGGGCCGAGGATCGACACGTTGCTGAACTCCTGGGTCAGCTCCTCAGGCACGTCAGAGACGCCGATCCTCCCCTCGATCACCCAGTTGCTCTCGACATTCCAGCCGCGAACGAGGGTGCTCATGCCTTTCTCGTCGGTAGGGAAGTGGGTTGCTTCCACGTCCAGGTTGCCATCCTCGTCGAACGCCAGGCTCTGGACCTTGTAGGTCTGCGTCACCAGAGTGGCGTCGCGCAGGCAAAAGACCGAGCCCGCATAGCGCTCGTTCCTGCCGGAGCTGATCGCAAGGTCGATCTCCTGGATCTCATTGGTGTCGCCGTCCCACAGCATCACGGGATGGGTGCCGTCTGGTATCGGCCTGATTGACACCACAGTGCCGTCTGCAGCAATCACTCCATTGTTCGGCTGCTCGTAGGCGAGCGCCTCCATCCCCAGCTTGAAGGTCTTTCCGAGATCCAGGGCAGCCTGGTCGGGCGTGGTCTTGAACTTGACCGTATGCGTCACGAGCCGACGGATACGGCACACCAGCTTTGCGTAGTCGATGGCGTGGAGCTCGCTGGTGCAAAAGTCGCTGAGATCCACCTGCTCAAGCGGGGCATCCGCAGGTGTCCCGGCCTCCCTGACAGTGACCTCTCGCAGGACAGGGAACAGACCCCGCTTGGCCTGATCACCCGACTGCTTCTCTTCTCGCCACTTGATGCTGATGCGAGGCGGCTGGCGCTCCTGCTGATCGCTGTAGCTCAGCTGGAAGGTGTCTTCCAGAATGTTCCCTGACGTGAAAAGCCCTGTGATCGGCTCTGGTTTGTCGAACAACACTGTCGGCTGAAGCGCAAAGCGACCGTTCCTGACCAGCAGATCAAGCAGGAAGTAGGCAGCCTGCTGGGCGCCCCACGACCTCAGGTTGACCCTCTCAGAGATCGCACCATCGAAGAAGTAGCGACGATCGCGAGTCCACTGCGCAGCAGTGTCGAAACTTTCCTTGTCGATCTGTAGCGGGCTGAGGATCTCTCCGGCCCCATAGAGCCTGTTCGTCATCAGGTCATAGAGCACTTCAGGAAACAGGTGGGTCTGCTTGAGCCCCGTGCTCACATAGATGCTCAGTTGGTATAACTGATTGAACTCAGTGTTACTGCGGACGTTCACCCCAACAATCGCCAGGCCGTCGTAGTTGGGCACTGAAGTGTTGGGAGTGATGGCATTCACATAGACGACTTCATGCTCAGGGTTGTCAGTGCTAGCGCTAATCTCCTCAAAGCAGAACACCTCCGCGAGCTTGCCCCAGTCGTCCACGTAGCTCTCGGAATCCATCTTCGGAATCCCGATCTGGACGGGGCTACATGTCGGAGGCAGCCGGAACGTCCCAATGGATCGCTCTACTGTTGTGCCGGTGTAGTTGATCGTGACTTCCTCGCTATAAATCGTGCGCAGCCCGGCCACCTTGCTGTCCAGCACTTCCAGGGAGCCCATGGCGATGTTGTTGCGGATCTCCCAGCCGCTCACCGGGGTCAGCCGGTATTCCCAGCGCTGGATCCCAGGCATCTGCAGCCTCAGGTAGTTGTAGACAGGTTGCTGCGTGAGGCTTCTGACGCCAAAGACTTGCGGCAGCGTGGTGAACTGGTCATCGGTGCCTGCAACGCGGTAGCCGAGGCGGAAGAAGCTGTATCGCTGCTCTGGTCCGGTGTACGAACCTGACTGGTAGTTCTGCGTGATGACCAGATTGCCCTTCGAGATCAGGTTGTTCTCGAAGTCCCGGCAAGCCTTGCCGTCTATGTCGGCGAATGAATGGCACTCCCGAAAGTTCAGTAGGCCAGAGAACCTCAAGCCAACTGTGCTGCGAAGGCCGATCTCGACGATCTGAGTTGGGCGAGTGGTTACGAAAGTCGCAATGGCCACCTTGAACAGATGGCTGGTATTCGTTCCGTTGTTCTGCAGACGGCCGCTGTTGCCGGCCGCCTGAATCTGGGCGCGGCCAGCAAAGATCAACCGGCCGCCCTCAACCACCTTGAAAGTCGCGGTGATCCCGATGCCGCCGCCGATAGGGAAGTTGTCAACGTCGCTTATGAACACCGCGTCATCCGGTTGACGGGAGACGCAAACGGTCAGCGCATCACCGATCCGGTACATGTCGCCAACGACTATGGCGTCATCCCAGCTCCGCTGCCTCCCGCTTACCGACTGCGCAACATCCGCGCAACCCTCCTCGGCGTCAGGGCCCTCGGCGACCACGGTCCACTTCAGCCCGGCGTCACTGCTTGGCAGGAGCGCATAGGTCAGCAGGTCGCCCGCTGACACCGACCTGAGCCCCGACACCTCCGCGCCGTTGTGAGCCACAAAGCCACTGCGGCAGCTGTAGACGGCGTTCTGCTTGTTTCGCGACGCCTGGGACTGCGAATCAAGGGTGCAGACAACTCTCGCATCACCCTTGTCCCCTTCCGGCCTCAGCTGCGCGTTGACGATGGGGCGCACCTGCGGGTTGACGTGAAAACCGAGGCCGTTGCCCAGCGGGCTGTACAGGCCGAATTGCGTTTGCGTCGATGGTTTGCTGACGTGGCAGAAGTCTGTTGTCCACCTGCCATTGACACCGGGGATCGAGTAAACGTCAGGGCCGCCACTGTTCTCGCTGTTGCCGTCGTCGTATTGAGGCAGCCTTCCTGCTACGTGGTCCGAGCTGGTAATTCGGCCGCCCTCCGGGCTCACATAGATTGAGATTCGCCCCGTGGTGTTGTCGGCGGAGTTCAGGTCGTAGCCGTTGATGAGGTTGTCCCCGAAGGCGAACTGCGCCGGGTCGATGCTCAGCTCACCTCCCTCGCCAATCAGAAACACGCCCCGCAGCATCTGGCTACCGCCAAGGCTGTATAGCTGCGACCACAGCAGGTTGGTGTTGACCCGAACGCCGCCGTAGGTCACTCCGTCAATGGTCTCCCTCTTGGCATACACCAGGGGAACGATGGAGCCAAGCTCGACCACGTTCTGCAGGCCGTCGAAACCGCTCTTGGGGGCAAACCGTGAGCTGGAAACAATGTCCTGGCCGTCAATCGTGCGCTGCTCAAGTCGCGCAGGTCGGGGCGAGGTGGCACGCGGGCGGAACAGTACCGATGCCAGGAGCGACAATCCAATCCCGATCACCAGCTGGATCAGAAATGGAATGATTAAGAAGGCTGTGGGTTCGCCTGGACGCAACCGTGAGCCCTTCTGACACTCTCTGACAAAACGCTTGTATTCGGCTGGTGTGATCCCCAGCAGCCGGATCAGCTCCAGGTCTTGGGGCAGCAGAACAATTTGGCCGTGGTCGGGAGTCAGCATCAGCGCATCGAGATAGAGCCAGTGCCCGGAAGGGCGCCCACAAGGGCTTGGTTGAGGGTGCGGCGTGGTGCCTGACTTGTCACAGCGTCAAGCGGGCTGCTGAGCCGAACCGAGAGCCTGCTGGTGTCGTGCTCGAATCCGGTTATGGCGTAAATCTCCTCAAGGTAGGTACTGGTCTCTTCAAGCGAGTCTGGGTCCAACCACACCGTCCGCACCTGTGCAATCCACCGTTCATCCGCCGCCATCTTGAACACGTTCAGGTCCAGCTGGTTGACGCCGAATACCAGCGACGCGGTGATGTTCGCCGCCGTAACGTCAACCGCACTGCCACTGAAGCCGAAGCCCGCGAACATGTAGGACATCCCATCGTAGAGACGACTCTGACCATGGAAGAAGTTCTGGAAGGCGTAGCCGGTGGGGACGCCCTTCCCTGTTGTCAAGGCTATGTACGTTCCCAGCGCTAAGGAAGCCATCAGCGGATACCAGCGGTGCTTCGTGTGGAGGGGTTGTTCCTCAGCTTGGCCAGCATCTGTGCTTGAGCCTGTTGCACAGCCATCCTGCTTGACTTTTCAAGTTGTTGGACTGTCACCAGGCCGGCGCCCGCCGGATCGACAGCCTCCACTCGAACGTCAATCGGCTCGTAGCCACTCGTCATTGCCGCGAAGCGCTCACGCTCTATAAGGCGTTCCTGCGTCACAATCGCGCTGTTGATTCTGGCCTGCTCGGTCTCAGTAAACGCATCGCTGCGTGCGCGACCATCCGCCAGCGCGGCTTCGGATGCACTGAAGTGATCCACCACGGTTTCCTGAGGATGCAGGATCGCAGGGAAGCCGCCCTGGCCGTCGACACCGCCAGCCCGTGCGCCGTCGCCAGTCGGGCCACCGCCCGCGAAGCTCGGCATCAGCCCGCTGAACGCCAGGCCGGCGGTGTTGCTGCCACCGGCGCCAAACAGGCCCAGGCCGCTGCTGCCGAAGACACTGCCAATCCCACCACCGGAACCACCGGCACCACCGGCCAAGATGCCCAGCGCTTTCATGATCAGCGCCTTGGCGATCATCTGGGTCGCCATGTCAATGAACGCCTTGCCGATGTTCTGGAACATCTGGCTGAACGCCTCCTGCGCCGTCTGGGTGCCGCTGATCACACCACTAATGGCGTTGCTCATGGCTCCACCGATCTCACCCTCAACCGTGCCCGCCAGGCTGACGATCATGGCTTCAGTGTTATTGAGATCTCCCTGCAGGCGAG